ATAAACCCCCACTTCAGTTGATGTATTACTCATAGTTCCAGCAATAAAATCATCTGTGAATAAATACCATGCTTTTAATTTTTCTTGTGGTTTACTTTCCTTACTTATAAATTTCATAATATTCTCCTAATTTTATTTTAACATAATAATTTCTAAACCTAAATACTAATATTGGAATAGGGGTAATTAATACCCCCAGACCTCTTTCCTTGCCTTATAAACAGCTTCTTCCTTCCATATCCAGTCATCAGGATTAGGAATTAATATATTTTTAACATCATTTAACGAATCAACTTTAGATAACCAGTTACCCATTACTTTGACTATGTGTTCGCATATCTGCATAGGTCTGGTGTAATCTTAAAGTAAATTCATAAAACTCAGTACCAGATTTTTTGCAAACTAAATACCATAGTTTTTGATTAGCATTAGTTCCTTTTTGGTAAATAGCTTGTTGCATAGCATGACTATTTGATATGCCATTAGGTTTTCGTAAGGTGGTCTTTAAGTCGATATAAAAAGATTCTTTTGAAGATTTATCTTCGAATTGAAAATCAGTATATCCAACTAAAGGTATTTCATTAATATCCATCTCTACCTTCTTTTGATACCCCACTAAATTCCATTTAAAGGCATATTCTTTAAGTCTTTCTACTCCTTCATTAAATAATGGCACTAAGTTTTCTCTTTCACTAGCCACCTTTTCATTAGCTAAACCAGAGCAGTTATTATCATACTCATCAATCATTTTATCCATAGCTTCTTTCTGATCTGTACCATTTAGCCACATATTCAAACCACTTTCTACAACAGTTCCTCTTTGCATAGCTGGGTTTGTGTCGAACTCATAGCCAAATATTCTCCTTAATGCCCAGCGTTCTCTGTTAAATGCAAATTCTGTTAATTGACTAAATGATAATGGTAAAATACTTTTTTTATCTTGAGTATCAAACTTTTTAAAGTGTTCTATCATAATCCACCAAATAATTGTATCGCTACTGCAAATACTATTATCCCTATAATAATACCTCTATATTCACGCATTTTGATTTTCTTCTAAAATATATTCAGCGAAAGTTTTTCCACCTTTAGTGATATAGTTTGTGGTAATATCATTACCTTCTTTTCTTAATACAAATATTCTATCACTCAATCTAAAACACCCAAATTTTCGCAAGGCATCTATTGGGGTGATTGATTTACCCTCTTTCAGATGTTGTAATATCATTTCTTTTTGTGTAAGTTTTTTTATTTTTGGTTGGCTCATAACATACTCCTTTCTATTAAATGTTGTGTTTTGCCAGTTCTCTTTCATTGACAACTTTTGTTCTCAAGTCCTCTCTGAAAGTCTTGAAGGATTCAAATCTAATTTTAGATTTGTTCCTACTTAATAAAGTTTTGCTGTATCTATCAACAAAATCCTTATATCTTTTATCAGAATAAATATGTGCATTTAATTCTGAAGTGTTCTTATACTTTATATTCTGAGAATAATAAAGTGTTAACTCTGATACTATTAGTTTTTCTTCTTTTTTCATTATTTCTAGTGCTGTGTCATTATCGCTATATTCTAAACCCAACTGCTCTTGCTGGTGTGATAGTTTGTGTGGATCAAATTGTAAGCTGTAAATATCAGTCATTTTTTACCTTTTTTAATTAATTTTTCATAGCAATCTTCACAATAAAATTTAAACTTTTCATAATGAACTGCAACATTATCACAAAAGCTACATAATTTATGGTGTATCAATCGTTTCCAATGACTGCTTGTTCCATCTTTTTGTATTACTTTCTTTTTAGGCATTTTTCTTTTCTCTTATTTCTTTTGCTCTAATATAATCATCTTGTTCTTCTGGTGTGCGTAAAGTAAAACCTTCTTTTAATAGATCAAATAATTTACTTTCAACTTCATACTTACTTGGTCTTGTTTTGAATTCCATCTTTAAATTTATCACCCATTCTTTTTTCATATTAAACCAGCTTCCTTTAATTTAATTTTTTCTAAAAGTGTTTCTTTATATTGTTCATTAATTTGTTTGTCTTTGTGTGCTGTGGTGTGGCATCTTCTACACAACAAAAACAAGTTGTCTATTCTGTTTAATCTGTTGTTTTTTACTCCACCCATGCCCTTAGGTATCAAGTGGTGAATATCTACCCCTACAGCTTGATTACAACCCCAGCAAAGGGGTACATCATCTCCTGATATACCCCAAAATCTGCTGAATAGTTTTTTGTAATCTTTCATTAACCAAGATGCTTGTTAAAAGATGCAATGGCTCTTTCAGTAATTACATCAATCTTTTCTTCTGAAAAATTACCACTTCCCATTGCTCTTCCAACTACACCAGTTACAAAAATTAATTTATCTTTATTATTATCAGGTTTAAATCCGTTAGCACCATTTGTAGTTGCAACTGGTGAACTATTTTCCCCAATCACTTGTACCGATTCTACATTGCTGTATTGGTTTCCATTAGCTGATGTTTTTACTCCTTTAACTATATAGCTAATTTCTGTATTTGGTTGTGGAACTGGGTCTAATTTTTCTCTGCAATACAATCTAGTTCCATCTGTTAGATCAAAAGCATAATTATTTATAAAAACACCTTCTTCATTTTTTTTGCTATTGTCGTATGTCTTAGCTATTATTCCTTTATTCATTATTTTCTCCTTTATTATTTACTTATTTACGATATTATAACCCCTACCTTCCAAACAATTATCAATATAATCTTTCCTTGTTTGAAGTTTAGGTGAAAGCCATAACACTCTAAATCTTAATGAATTATACACTACTTTTCCAGCATCTACTAAAAAATTTGTTTCATCTTTTACTAAGGCTTCGCAAGTATATAAGTCATCATGGTATCTGTTCATGTCGCCTTCGACATTGGCAGATGATTTACCTCTACTATCTACTATTCGTTTTGAACTGCACCCAGCTAGGCAAACAATAATAAATAATAAAAAGCAAATTCCTAATATTTTGAAACGCAAATGTGTGTTCCAAAATGTATATCTTTTAGGGGTACTTTTTAAGATATGTCTTAAAATGTGTTTGTTCATATTACCCTCCACTCGAAAGAATTTTTTTTGTTCTTGCATTATGTCTATCTTGTAAACTTTTTAATTCCTCTGAGTAATCTATTACTTGTTCAACTAATTCAGATAATAATTGTACTTTTCTTTCTGGGTCTAAATTACAATTAATTATTTCTTTTAAGTATTTTCTAGTTTCTATCATTGTTAAATCCTTTCTTTGGAAAAAATAAGCCTATCTCATTCTTAAGATTTTTATATTTATTGTACCAAAAATCTTTCTCCCATTTTTCTTTTGCTAAGTCATCTTCTAATTGCTTTAAATAAAAACTATCTTTTATGCTTTCTCTTTGTTTTGCTCTTTCAATCGCATTAAAAAATTCTAATTGTGTTATTGAAAATTTATATTTTACTTTTTTCATTTTATATTTCTCCTTTAATTACTTTTATTAAGTTCATATTATTATCATACAATCCAATACTGTCGTCTATATGATGTAGTTTAAAATAATAGGTTATTTTAGTATTTGAAATTACTTTAAATTTAACAGTATCCTGACTGCAAAAGTTATAAAATTTAACACCACCCATTTAAATCTCCTCTTTTTGTACTTGGTACTCATCAAACATATTTCTTGCATCATCTTCTTTTATGTTTAACTCATGTAGTAAATAATTTATTTCTATAGATATTTCTTGTTCTTCTGTTTCTGTACCTTCTATAGAAAGATGATTAAACTCTTCTATTAGTTTAAAAAGTTCTGCGTATTTATAGCTTATAGCATCTAGTACAAAAGTTTTATTGTGTTCTACTATTTGCCTTGCTCTTTGTATTTCTGTTTGTGTGGTCATTTATTTCTCCTCATTTATAAATTTATCAGTTGGTACAAATATTTTAATATGTAAAAACCCACCTTGCATTGAAGATATTGCATACTGAAATGGACAAGTCTTTATCCACTTCAATGCTTGTTCAATATTGGTAACTTGTATATTTATATTTTTTTCTATCATATCTTTATTACCTCATAAGTTTTTTTGCTCTTTGGTTTTACAATTAAATAACTGCTTATAACTAATCTTGAGTTCATTCTAGTGCCTACTGATTTAGCTGACTGGATAGCGTTAGTTTTTGCATATCGTAAAGCTGATTTAATTTCATTATCCTCATACTGTGGCAGTTTCTTTCTAAGCCTACCAAAAGTATTATGACCATCTTCTATTAGTACTCTTAGATCACTAGCTACCTTTTCTTTAAATGCCATTGTTAAAGATACTTTTCTTTGTATTCCGTTTATTATCATTTATTTCTCCTTTATTATTATTAAATAGGAAAGTGCTGTTAAGCACTCTCCTTGTTGTTTATATTTCTTTCTATCCACCAATCAAGATTTGTAAGTTTAGAACTTACTTTTACTTCATTAGTATGACCTTTCATTAATACCCACATTTGTCGACTGCCAGTATATTTTAATTCTTTGTATAGGTAGTAACCTTTGTTAAAAAGCTGATCACTAATATTAGCTTCATAACCACCTCTCTTGCTTTTTGTAAAAATTATATTTTTGTACTTTGATTTTCTTTTTGGTTTTAAAACTTGTATTCTGTTATAAATATCATTATGAAATTCTATAAATTTATTACGCTCTTCTTTAGTCCACCAAGTATCAAATATTCGGTCATCTTGTACTGCATCTAACTCACTAATTAATTTCTCTAATTTAAGTAAGTATTCTTTTGATTGTTTTTTTATATACATTATTTTCTCCTCATTATTATTATTAAGAGAAGAGTGCAATTAAGCACTCTCCTTTATTATTATTTTTCTTTCTTGTTTTTTTAATTTTTTTAAAAAGCTATCTGTTCTGTTTGTGTCATAGATACCTTCTTTGCTCCAGTTAGCATCTTGTATATTTAATTCCCAGTAATTAATGATGTTTTTTAGAACTTCTGCTTCTTGTTTTGTGATTTTTACTGTGTACATTTTGTTTCCTTTATTATTATTATTAATCTTCATATATAAAACCTAACAGAATTTTTAGGTTATTCAATAGTTATTTTCATAATTATAAAAAATAATTTTATGTGTGATATTTAAGACACAGTTGGTTTTTTATATATATAATCAGAATAGTCTACAACTTCACAATCTGTATTTTCTAAAACAGTTGTGTAAATAGGAATTACCTTTATTGCCTTAAAAAGATTCCTACCATTATTTGCTTCTATTCGTTTTATTAAATTATTTATGTAAAATTTTTTTGCTTTATCTACTGCTTTTGCCTTGTCTTGCATAACAATAGCTTGATCTACACCATGAATAGTAGGCAAATCAGAATCTATTACTTCTGAAAATCCTATTTCTTTTATTACTAAATTTACTAAATATTTCATTTTTTTTTCCTTTAAATTATGGTTTATAAAATCTTCTATTTATTAATAGTAGTAAGAGTTAAGATTTTTTCATAAGCTCTCATATATAAATACACTTCTCAGACATATTTTTGTTAAATTTTTAAATATCAACTATACATAAACTTTTTAAATGGGGTTTTTTCTGATAATAATTATTTTAAATTAGTTGTTTTTTTTATTTTATAGGAATATATTTATATTGATTTATATTCTCCTTTATAAATATAAAATCACCTAATAATAATAATTAACCCTAGCCTTTTACAGCTAGGGTTTTCTATTTTGGAGAAATAGTTCTATGAAATTTTTAAAAGTTTCTGGGTAGCTTTTAAAACTCTTTTTTTCGTTTTTTTGAAACTCTTTTTTCTTCTTTTAATTGGTCTTTTATTTATGAGTTCTGATATTGTGCTAGAAGTTGTAAACCCATTCATTTTCCTTGTGTCCTCATGGCTCTAAGATGAGCAGTTCTAAAAGTTGCACCTTTTTTCATAGCATTAGCCATAGACCTCATGTGTTTTAAACTATGGTGTCTAGCATGTGATCGCATAGTTTTCTGTTGTCTAGGTTTTAAATCCTTAATGATATTTTTTATTGATGCGACTTTAACCATTATCTTCTCTTCATTCTCATTTTATTTTTTTTCTTTTTCTTCTTACCTTTTTTCTTCATTCCTTTTGATTGTGTTCCTCTACCATAATGATAAGGCATATTAATCTCCTTTATGTTGAATAGTAGAATGTATTGTAATCCGATTTGCTATCATAATCAACATTGATATTTTTTAAAATTTTTTATTTTCTTTTCCATCATTTAACCAATTATGTATTTTACTCCAAGCATTATCAACTCCAAATAAATCCTCTTCTGGAATTTCATTTCCGTATTTTTCAAAAAATTCTATTAATTTTTTGTTGATTCTTTTTAAATCTTTTTCTTTTTCTATTTTTTACCTACACTTCCTTTAGTGTCTACTTTTTTATATTTCTCAAATGTTCTTAAACCCCCTATGCCTAGCATACCTAATAATAATGGCATCATAATTGACATATCTGCTTGGGGTATTGTTATTCCAAATCCAGCACATATAGGTGAAATAAGATAATTTATACCTAAAGAAAAACCAGCTATCCAGCCAATTAAAGGTCGCCAAGAAGACTGAAACCAGTTGCCTTTAGCTTCTTCGGTATTAAGTTTAATTTGTGCTAGTGCTAATTGTTGTGCATGTTTTTCAGCCATAGTAGATATTTCGTGGCTCAATTTTTGTTGTAAATCTTTATCTTTTACAAATTTAGATATCAGTTTTGTAGCTGGTGCTATTAAAGATGTTATTGCCATTTCTTTTACCTATGTGTTTTCTTTCGATATACTTTTACCCA